GAGCAACAAGAATCAACCACAGCTTGGCGAGCGGTTCGCAGTCGAAAACGGGATCGTCGCCGAGGTGAGTCGCTTCTGCGTGGATTCGACTGAGCGATCCGTGACGTTTCATCGCGACGGCCAGACTCTGATTGACAACAGGAATGGGGTCGCAGTTCGCTACCCGATATCTAGTGCGTGGAGAAAATCCGAGCAGTTCAGTGATGTGTCCGCGTTCCAGAGTTACGAATGGAAAACGGTGTGAGCGGCTTCCCGCCCAAACCCCCTAAGGAAATCGCCACCATGCGAATCGTTCGCCCCGCTGTCGTGTCTGTCCGTTACCGTGACCTGCCGCACATGGAAACCCACGTTTCCGAGGAGGCCGGGTTCTCGATCTACCGTGGTGTCGTGGTGCGATGGGACGAGGACTACGACGATCGCATCCTCAACTTCATCGACACCCTCGACGACTCGATCGTGTGCGACCTAGTGGCCGTGCAAGAACACGAAGGGACGATCTCCTTTCGGTGGCGAACTTCGGCTCCGATCGAGTTCTCTGAGAGCCAATCAGTCGCTGTGCCCGACGGTGATTGCTGGTTTGTGTGCGAGTCGCGCGTTATTGGTGCCGACGACTGACGCCCCTACGCCTGCGACGCCAGTTCCTTCAGTGACTCCTGCTTGATCTCGGCCGTCCGGACTCGCGCGGTCACGAGGCCCGTCATCCAGTCGCGGTACGATTCCACGTAGTCGGCCGCGTTGGGCATCTTGAGCTTCATGTAGTCGATGCACTGCCCCAACTCGCGCTCGTCGCAAGTGTCGGTCAGGTGGAACATCAGCGGCTTCATGTGCTGCATGACGTGCGGCTGAATGCTCCCGAGCAGCCAGTCGAGAATCCTGTTCTTCGTGGCCTGCCCCTTCTTCAGGTCGTCGATCACGATCTGAAGCTCCTTCGCGGTCAGGACATCTCCCGCGTCGCGCATGGTCTCGATGGTAGCGGCGGCGACTTTGCTCGCGGCGACTTGGCTTTGCAGTGGTCCGGCCTGACTGGTTCGGTTCTTGTCGTGGCTCAAGGTCGTAGTCCTGTCGAGAGTAACGTGGCGAGTGGAACCATCAGCGCTGTCGCGTCAGGCTCTGTCCTGAAGCAGCGCACGCTCAACGAGAGCATGTCTGCGGAAATGTAGGCTTGGATCGTCCCGAGGTGTTCGGCGTTGCGGTAGACGTGTTCGGTCGTGGGGTCCGTCTGAAACGTGCGGACGTTGAATTCGCTCGCGTTGGATTCGTTCGCGCCGAGCGACTTGAGAAATCCCTCGACTCCGGCCGTGAACTCGCCCATGACGCCGCTGGCGATGTAGCTGGCGAGGAGCCGGACCTTTTCGGGTCGATGGTCGTTCATGGCTAACAGGCCCACTTTGAGAAGGATACTTTGCAGAAATCTGCCATGAGTTTATCGAGAACGCGAACCGCCTCTTCGCGCGAAACAACGATGAGCGGACTGCCGTTCCCGAGATGAAAACCAGTGTCCCTGTAAGACACCGTGTCGGACGCAGCCGAGATCGCGACGCGCAGCCCGGCAATCGCCAAGAGCATGGCCTCGCATTCCGCGTATATCGGGGCGACGGTCTCGCGGAATTCCGAGAGAGATAACTCGAACATGTCTTGCGCGTTCACAGTGGCGGCTCCGCTGGCTTCGTGAGGGTTATTACCGCCAACTCGGCCTCGTATTGCTTCTTGAGTGTCACCAGCCCGGTGGCGATGACATCCATCAGGAGCTTGTTGGGAATTGCCTGCGATTCGGTACGGGCATTGAACTGGGCGTAGCAGGAGAAGCTGCATCGAATATCGAACGCCTCGTCCAGATGGTCGATGGCCTCGATCAGTTGTCTCGCCCGCTCGATGGAACCGGCGGCATATTGCAGTTCTTCCTTGGTCAATTCTGCCCCTTTCGTTCTGGAACCGGCTTGCCCGTGAGGGCGTCATGGGCGACGCACGAGTAGACGTGCCAGTTGTTGCGGGCCGCTTGCTCGTGCATTCGCAGCAGCCAGCCCCGGAGCCGCTCGATCTCGTCGGCCGCGTCCTTGGTCAGCTCCGATCCGACGCTGCGGAGCCATGCGATCATCGCGTCTGGCGAGCTTTTTCTGTCGCCACTGTAGGCGGGCGGCTTGTTCTCGATCTTCAGGGACTGCTCGATCTTCCACAGCTCGATTTCGGCGAGGACGTGCGGCAGCAGTGACTGGTCGATCGGGTGCGAGTTCGACACCCATAATCCGTCAGCGATCTGGATGTAGTCGCCCGCGTTGTGGCCGCCGATGTCTGTGAAGAAGCACACATCGAGCGTGCCGTGCGGCGGCTCGAGGGTCCTCGTCATCCGGAAGGTTTCACCGTCGCGAATGACTGGCAGCGACACGCAGCCAATGGCGGGGAGTTTCGCAGTCGCGGGAGGCTTGGCGATCGGGTCGTGGACGGCGTTCCACTTCTTGATTTCTGCGATGAGTTGGGTTCGCTCGCTAAAACTGAGCGCTCCGTAGTCCGATTTGGCTACCCAGCGACGGGACAGAATCTCCTCTCGCTGAAGAGGGGCCGTCTTTGGCTCGACCGTCGTGAACACGAACGCCATACGCGACGATCCGTTCAGCCCAATGCGAACATCGACATCCACCACACCAACCTCAGGAACCGGCATCGGCAAGAACTCCATTGAATGTTCTGAAAATTAGTATTGATCGAGTGAACTGCGAGTGAATGAAAGCAGGGGGCCGCTGCCGATTTCGGAGGGCAGGTTGCTGGCGTTGCTACCGCCAATGTGGATCGAGTTGTGATTCTCGGCGTACCATGCGGCCATGCTCACGTTGTCCACAAAGTCATCGTTGATCGACTTTGGGAACGAGAGCAACTCGGCCACGCACTCGGCTTTCCATGCCGTCTCAAACGCGGGGAAGTAGATCATCCCCGATTCCATCCGCAACTGAGCCGGTGCCGATCGTGCCACCTTGTCGAGCGATCCCGTCAGGTAGGACTTGACCGGGATCCCGCCGATACAGGCGTTGTTCTTCCGCAGCAACTGGATCAGTTCCGTCCCCGACGAAGCCTCTTCAATCAGCACGAACTTGGCCTTGGCCTGTAGGCAAGCGCCTGACAACAAAGGCAATAGATCGGGAGTGTCCACTTTCTTGCGGATTACGTCAAGGAGGGCCAGTGAGCCAGTAGCCCTATGAAACAGCCATGTCGCGATCACCGAGTAGTCGGCGCTCGTCTTGGCCTTGGTCGCCGTGTCGGCCGTGACGAACACCATCGCTTCCCTGCGCGAGACGATCACGTCCGGCAGCGGGCGGTTGTGTTCATCGAATCGAGTGAGCCGCAGATACTCCCCTTGGATGGAGTAGTATCGCAGCCAGGCCATGCGGAAGACGCCACCCTCGGCGGTGATGTCCCAGTCCCCATGTTCGACCTGCATCCGCTCGATCCACGTCATGCGTGACAGGGACTTGCGGTACTCGTTCGCGTCGAGCGCCGGGTTGTCCTGCACTCGCGACGGCAAGAACACTCGCACCTGTTTCCCCAGCCCGTCGCAATACAGGCACTCGATGTCGTCGAGCTTCCCGGTCCCGCCACAGTCGCCGCACGGGTCCGACACCTCCCATGCGCGACTGAACCGGTAGTCATTGTCCTTACAGGCTAGATACTCGGGCGGGATGAATCGGGACTTGACCCAGCCAGCGTGAGCGCCGCCGGGGTTGGACGCCGAACGCACCCTCAGTGGAATCGCTGGGCCGTTTTTATTCCGTCGGAGTCGCGAGAACAGAAACCTGTAGCACTCTTCCGGCACCTCGGTGATTTCATCCCACGCCAAGAGGCTGTACTCGGCAGACCTGTGTTGATCTGCGTGCTTCAGGCTCTCCATGTAGCCGAAGCCGATCTTCGCGCCGCCCGGAAATGTGAACCGGTAGTCGTTGCCGTCCCAGTGGGCGTCAGAGTCCCTCAGCCAGTCGCGGCAGCGGTCCATGATTGAGCCGGAGCGGTTCAGGTTCTTGAATGTGTTTCGGAACACGACCGCCGAGTAGGTCGGCACGTCCGCAAACTGAAGGGCGGCCAAGAGGAGGCTATCCGAGTTGTGCGTCGGGATCATCGCACGTCCGGCGAGGTACAAGTGCGAAGCCGAATCTACTGCGATACAGCGAACCGGGACGGACTCGACTGGCTCAATGGAAACAATGAATCGCCTTCGCTGTGTAGGACGACTCTTCTTGGTCAGTCGAGACAGCTTGCGGCTCAACCGGAAAACAGGCTTGTCCGTTGTAATCTGAACGAGCCAGTGCGGCGTGCATCCAACCCCACGTAGCTTGGACGGTTTTAACTTGATCGTTGGCTTCAGGCCGAGCGATGCCGCCAACTCGAAAGCGCCTCTTGCGATGTTCTCGTTGCAGTTGCAGAACTGAACCTTTCCATCCTTCGTGGCCGTCCCGTCCGTGTCGAGAAGACCCTGAAGCAAGTGGAGCCGCTGCTCTTTTGACGCACGAAGGTAAACTGGAGGGATGTGTTTGTTGTCGATGAGGTTGAGAGATGTCAGTGGTGGGCGCAGGAGATTGTATTCAGTCCCCCATGCGTACTTTGCCCCAAGCTTATGCAACTTAACGCCGCAGTCGGCTAGGTGCTTGATTAACTCCTCATCGCCTATCGTGAAATGCGGACGGTACGAACTGCCGTCACCGAGCCACGACCCGAGAACGTAGGGGTGAATCGGCAAGGACAGTTCAGGTAATTCTAATTCTGCGGCGTTGTCGATCGAGTGGTTTTTGGCGACTCGCTGCGAAAGCGGGCGGCAGTGAAGTGTCTCTAGTATTTGCTCGGTTGTGGAAACCGAGCCGAACTTCTCTGCGGCTTTCGTTGGCCACACTCCACCACCTGGCTTTGGGCAGCGGTTTATCCCACGGCTCCGAGATGGCCTCGCTGCCCTTCTCGCAGATCGCCACTCATCGGTTCTCATGACCTCTTGGCCTCTCTGCTTCTCGGTCTTTGTGAACCAGATATGATCCGCGTCGGCCACGATCTCGCTGTCGTCGTCGAATCTCACGACGTAGCATGTGCGCCCGGTCATAACGGGGCTGATCGCGAGAACATTGCACGGCTTCCCGTCCTCGCCGAACACAACATCCCCAACACGCACCTGACCCATCGTCGTCCAGCCGGAAGGTGTCGGAAGTGGCGTGTCTAGCGACAGCGCCTTTCCCCCGCCTCCACTGCCTCCGGTATACACCTCCAGGTCGTTCATCCCCAAGAACTTCTGCTGCTTCGGATACAGGTTCGGCCGCACCGCCATCATATACTTGTTGACGCGGTAGCCTCGGTCGAGGAACTTGGAGCAGGAGACCAAAAACCCCCGCTCCGCATCCGTGAGTCGATCCCAGTTGCCAAGCAGGAAATCTAGCTCGTTTATCAATTCAGGGGAGGATTCGAGCGAAGCAGGCATCTGGGCTAGATGTCCTCCAGCCCAGACCTGTGCCGTTCCAGTGAATCTGGCTGAGGGGACGCGGCCTGGGCGGGAGCCACTCGATCCGGAGTCGTGGTGCGGTCCATCAGCTTGGCGACGGCTTCAATGGCCTGCGCCCGCGCTTGGCCGATGCTCACTGGCTCGCCGCCGTGCATCATCGAGCCGACGACGCCAATGTTGTACGTGTCGCCCGACGACTTGGAGCTGTCTTCCGCCATCTCGGCCTTGAGCTGCAAGTGTTCGTCGGCCTGATTCTGGCCGACAATCGACACTAAGACGCGGGAGGCCGCAATCGCGTGCATGTCCGCCGTGTCCTCGCACTCCTCCACGTTGCCCTCGCGGTTCGTGACCGTGACGGAGCGCTTCTCCACGATCTCAGTCAGCCGCTCAACGATGGCGGTCTTCGCGGTGGGGCTGACGGCCCAGCGCTCCTTGATGGCCCGTGCGGCAAGGCGGCAATCTGATCTGGTCCTGTTCGGGTCCGTCAACACTTCGGGGGCGGGGGGCGCGGCTAATTCCTGACCCTT